GAAACTGTTGAGTTTCAAGGCTTTTCGCTTGGTGGAGATAAGCGGGATCGAACCGCTGACCTCTTGAATGCCATTCAATGTTTTCATTTCAAATCAGTTATATTTCATAAGCTTTTCGGAATTTTTGTTCACAATTTGTTCCCAACCGTTATAGTGTCTCATGTAACCAGTTTTTTATTCTACACTTGCAATTATAAAGAATCGTGCTATAATGCAATAAAGAGTCTCCGGCTCTATATCCTATTTCACGCGGCTCTCGGTCTGACCGGGAGCTGCAACTATAAACGAGAAAACCGGGCAAGGGAAATCCCCTGCCCGGTTGTGTTTTAAATCGCTCCGAAGAGCTTGAGAATCTGCACGACCGCCCAGGCTCCGTAAAGCCCGAGCAAATTAAGTAGATTATAGATGATTGCTGTTATCATTTCTCCGCCTCCTCTGAATCGATACCGGGTGCCTCGTTTGCAAATCCCTGATTGTGCAAATACTCATCTGCCGCTATGGCAGCTCCGGTGAAGCTGTTGTTTTTCCAAAAGTTTACAACACCTACGATAACCGACGCAGCAACGCTGATTATCATATATAGCTCCTCATTGTCAATATGTATCGGGGGCTTTCCAATAGCCGCAAGAATCATGTTGACAACAGTAATTACCATCAGTACAAGTCTAACCCATGTGCTTGCCTTAACTTTGCTGATGTTTCCGATAATGTCTTTTACCTTGTTCATAAATTAGTCCTCCGTTATTTAAGTATGTATGCGATAAAAGCTCCTGCAAGCGCAGCGATGATTGCCATGATAAGACTTTCCCAACGCTTTCCCGGTTTGCTTTTAAGGCTCTCAATTGACTCACGCACACGGCCAAGCTCATAAAGCATATTGTCGAGTTTTTCGGTGATTTTTGCCTGATTAACATCAGCCTTATTCGCACGGTGGTAGAGATTTTTTATATCTTCTTCACATTTGGTTATACGCGCCTCGATAGACTCTATGTCCATATCACACCACCTCCAAGCTCGCCACAGCTATCCATGACATTATGTCAGAGAGCAGCGCTTCTCGCGTGCCGGCATTGATTTGAATTTTCGAGACAATATGCTTCTTAGGTGCAAGCTGTTCTGTCGGAACCGTCCGTCCGCGAGAGGCTGTGAGGCCACCGTAAACCGCCCCGGTCTTTATCGTCACGGTACTGCCAGGAGCTATTTCTGCCGTGGCTGAGGCTAAAACAGTAAGATCTTTAAGATACACCCAACTGTTAATCTCTTTAAGCAGTGCTCGTCCGGCACGCGTATCGATGTTCTTTACCGTGTGCTTTCGCAACTTAACCCACGCAGGAATGCGCTGACCCGTGGCATATGTCTTTCCGATTATCTTCACCGTATCGCCGCAATGTATACCGCCGGCAGAACTGTCTGTGTGCACCGTGTTCTTTTCCGCGAGCTTATATCTATCTACTATGGCGCTTGCGATTGCCTCTCCGCACTTGCGCTGCCCTGCTTCAGTTTCGACATGGCGACGATCCGAATCGGTATCGATAAACACCGTTTCTATAAGCACCGCCTGGCACTTACATTCTCGGACAAAGCAAAAATAGTCTCTCTTGCGGTCGTTAAGCTTGACCTTTGCGCCGCGGTCTTTAATCCCGAAAGTTTTTGCGATACTTCTGCTGATTGCCGCCGCCAGCGCCTGCCCTTCGGCATTTGTATGTTTATAATAGACCTCGCTGCCGGTGCCGTGAGAAGCATTCAGATGTACCTCCAAGGCCAGATCATAACCGCCCTTGTTCACATTAGCTACGCGGTCGGTTAGGTACAAATCGCCGTCGTAGTTTATGATATCGGCCGTGCAATTATATTTTCGCAATGCCTCTGTTGTAAACTTACCGATTTTACGGGCAATCTTGAACTCATGATAGCCTCCGCCGGTGGCGCCGCTGTCATAGCCCCCTCGCGCCGATTTGCCGTGCCCTATCGAAATACAGATTTTCATTCATTCCGCCTCCTCAATTTTAATGCACTTGTTTTCCCACTTTTTGTAGGCATCTAAATATAGCTCCTGCTTGTCGCCGTTATATGTTATCTCGTAGTACATCCCATCAAAAAGCGTCGTGCTTGCCAGAGCCTTGCTGTTCTGCAAGGTTTTACACAGCCACACAATATAAACATCGTCCTCTGTTATTTCTTTGCAATCGCTTTTGTCCAAGTGGACATTGGCATACGCTGCGACGACACGCTTAATTAAACTTACAAACCGTTCTGTATTCATTTTAAACACCTCCCCGTCAACCGTCATATTTTGCCAGGATGCGCTCGAGCTCGGCGCCGTATTTTTTTCGCTGTCCCTTCGGGATATGTGCCGCGACGGTCAATAAGTCCGCCCTGACCTCGGCCGCTTCGATTATCTTGGCTGTCGATTTTTCGACGATGTTATTAACTTCACTGATTTTCATCGACCGCGCCTCCTATCTGATGTAGTGCCGCCTCTAACTGCTCGGGGGTCGCTTCGTCCGTCTGCGGCTGCTCCGTCCACACCTGCGTTATTTCTGTTTCTGTCTCCGTCCATGAGCCGACATAGCTCTTCCCGTCGGACGGGCAGTCGGTTAAAATTATCGGCTTATAGCCGTTAGCGAGGTATATTGACGGGTCGTTTGTAAATACGTCACCGTCCGCAGTTTTTATCGGTCGCGGCGCTCCTCTGAGCTCGCCGTCCACAAGTTTTCCGTATATCATTTAATCACCCCCACGCAAAAGAGCCTGTGCCCTGATTGTATAAAGTCCGCCGTCTTATTAAATCGTACATACAAGGCACGCCGTCAGCATCGAGGCACGGGCGCATATCGCAAATAAGCTCGCCGTTTTCATAGAATCGGCAATAATAAATCTGTGATTTGCTCATATTGGTTGCACCCGTCGTAGTGTGTCGGGCAAAGAGATATATTGTCCGCTCGGGTCCGACATATCCTGCATCCTCAACCGTTTTTGTTCTTTCTTTACCCGTGTCGTCTGTCACTTTGAACAACTTCCCGATATTGCGCAAAGTTATCGGTTTTTGCATACCGTCTACATGGATATTGTTACCGTCACTGCCCCGTCCAAGCCATAGAAGTATACCGGCAAGTATGATTACAAATTTATATGTTGCGGCATTCGAATCCTGCGCCCCTAAATCTGTTCCGTTGTCCGTGTCGGGAGCGTCAAATTTAACCTCAACATCGCTGCTTGCGCCGTATCTGTAGCCCGTGTCTATCCACTGCGCGCCGGAAGCCTGCAAATAATCGACTGCGGTATAGCTGCTCGGCAGTCCGCTCTGCGTCTCCGCCTCTTGCCATATAAATCTGCGCCTGTTCATGTGCCCTCACCGACCTTCTGAGCCGCCAGAACCTTGTCCTTGAAGCTGAGCTCCCACGTCTCGCCGTTTTTGAAATCGGGCGCTGTGCCGATATATTTGGTGTCGGCAGGCAGAGTGACGGTGATATTGCCGCTCTCGGCAAAGGTCAGACGCATCCAAGACTCGAAGGCACCTTCCGGATAGCTTAGATTCAAGGTCGTGACATCGGTGAGGCGGTACTCGGTATTGTCGGCGAGGGTTATGTTTGAGCCTGTGGCGATTTTTGACGACACTGCCTGCGGGGTATAGCCGAGGGCTGTTTCAATGTTAGCGGCTGTTACGCTGGCATCTGAGCCATCTTTTCCCTGCTTAGTAACAAGGGTGATAAAAGTTGGGCTCTTTCCTTCCGTGTATGTAAATTGTATTCTGGTCCACAGATATTCTCCTGTCGCGCTGGGCGGAATGACGGTTGTCCAACTGCCTGTGGGTGGAGTTACGTTCGAGTTGCCGTATTGATAAAATAAATTGCAGGTTGCTATCCCGACTCCCGTTTCGCCCTGCAGACCTCGCGAAGGTTTTCCGGTATCTACATTGTCAAAATACCAATTCCCATTCTCACCGATTGTCGGGGTCAAACCGTCCGCTCCGGGACTTCCGTTCGTTCCATCTTTTCCCGGTTCTCCGCTTGCTCCTGTATCACCTTTTTCTCCACGAGACGGCTTGCCCGTATCCGTTTCGCCCAGATACCAATTCCCGTTCTCTCCGATTGTTGGTGTTACACCATCAGCACCCGCCGCGCCCGTGCTTCCGTCAGCGCCATCCTTACCGGGATCTCCTTTATCACCTTTGTCGCCCGGATTGCCCTTCGGTCCTTTTATGCTAACCGCCGCGGGATTTTCCTTGCCGTCCGAGTTCGACCATGAAAGAACCCCTTCGTCGCTGACGCTGGGCGTAAATGTCGTTCCGTCTTTCAGCGCAGCTGCCTTTTTTATAGCTTCTTCCAGCGCGGTGTATTCATTTGTTGATTCTATCTCAGTGTCGGAATAGATGATATCCGCAACTATAATCTCAAATTGCGGCGTTACAAGCACCTGTCCGCTACTGCTCATTAAGGTTATTTCACATGTCACCGTACCTGTCGCAGCGATAGTCTGTGTTGTGATAATGTACTCAAGCCTATCCTCGCAAACGGTGCAGCTGTTAAACATCACTTTCCCGTCCGGCTTTTCCGCCCGAAGAATTGCCGATGTTATATCTTTCATATTGTACGGACCTGCGGCCGACGATAAGAAAATATTTATTTTTCGACTGTCCGAGTCAGCCTTTTTCACAATTACCTGACCTTGCAATCCGGCTTTCATAAGATCAAGCTTTATTCTGTGCTCTACATGCTCCATTCAGTCTCACCTCTGTTTTAAGTATAGCAAAAGGCGGAGAGTATTTCTCCCCGCCTCGCTGTCATTTTGACATATCTTGTATCCAACGCTGAAATGTCTTATCGTCATATCCTATGTTCAGCTCATAAAGCAACTGACGCATTTTTCGCATTCCCTCTACATCATTGTTTTTGTACATTTCTTGATACTCGGATTTGAGGTCTTTTGTCAATGCCTGGCGGATTGTCTTATCCTCTTTGCCGTTTGCTCGCAGGTATTCGACAATCTCGCTTGCAGATGTGATGTCGGAGTTTTGCACTGCCCTCTGCAGATCCTTATACTCATAAAGTTTTTTCTCCTCGGCCGCCTTCTGTTCTGCTTCGGGATCAAGCCCTGCAGCAATCTCATCTATCATCCTGTTCACTTCATCTTCATCGTACCCGCTCTCGAGCAAAGCTTCGAGCTTGCCGCTGAGTGCGCTGTCGTCTCCGTTGCTTTTCGCTTGTGCCGCGGCTTTCTGCATTGTCATATAGTTATTTATGGCTTTTATGACCGCATTCGGAGGATATCCTTCAGAAACCAGCTCTTCATATATCCTTTTATATTCCGAGACATTTCCACGCTCCCGCGCCTGCGCTGCCTGAGCAATTCTGGGTTCGGATTTTATCAGATTGTTCTTCACGCCGTTTTCAAGCTGTTGCGGAGTATAGCCTTTTTTGATGAGCTTATCATACTGCTTCTGATATTTTCCCTCAGCAATCGAATTGTATAATTTTTTGTATTCCGTGGAGCCCGCCTCCCTGCCGAGGTTGTCGGGCGAGAAGAAATTATACAGACTCTCAAAAGTTCGCATTGTGTTTGATATCGGCAAACCGGTGACCTTTGAAATTCCTTTTGCGCTGCTCATCATCAGCTTCCAGACGTCCGGCTTCTTCTCGCCGCTGAACACCTTCTGCCATGATTCGCAGGACTGAATCAGTTCTTCAATGCCCTCGATGTCCATGCGGCTTGCAGAGTACCCGGACAAAATCGATATGATATCACTGATATACGGCACAGCTGAAAACGGATTTATTCCGTCAAGCAGATTGCCTCCGAATGCCTCAAGATAAAGTTCGAGCCATTTCTTCTCATCGTCATCGTGGCGGAACGCATCCGCTATAGAGGCTATCCCGGCAGTCAAGATACTTGTCGCGATATGTACCGCAGCAATGCGTGCTATTTTTTTTGCCATTGTCTTTTTTAGACCGGGCTCCGCATTGTTGTAGTCAACCAAAGCATTGCGCAGCATGTTGTACGACTTCGTAGGCTCAGCCTTAAAGGCGCTGAGCATCTTCGAGAACGAGCTCGTGCTGCGCATAAATTGGCTTCGATGCAGCAAGGAATCAACAACCTGTGTTTTGTCAACGACTTCACTGAGCCTGTCTGAGACCGCCTGTGTAAACTCTGTGGTTCCATCTTTAAGGTCTGTTTTGTCTTGGACTTCCGCCTTGCACGCATTCCACAGTGTTCCCCATGTCAGTTCATCGCCGACTCCGGCCAACCACATAGACTTTTCGCGGATCTTATCGACGACTGTCTGCTGTCCTGTAATAAGCTGCTTCATCGTTATGCCCATACTCGTCTCATAGAATCCCCAGCTTTTCCATTTTGCAATCGGGCAATTGTCTATTGCCTCTTTGCTTGCGGGCTTCGAAAAAAGTCCTTTGAGCAGATATTTAGGATCCATAACAGCAGCTGCTCTCAAATATGCCGTGGGCTGTTGGATAGCAACTCGCATATTTGCTCCGACGGCGGCTACCTTGAAGTTTCGTATCAGTGTCTCCTCGCCCGCTCCCCCTGCATTTTTGCTGTCCGAGCTGCCGTTCAGATCAAGTATAAACTTTTCAAAATATGCCTTTCCGTCGTTGCCGAACGCTCGTTCAATAGACTGTTTTGTGCCGGATATGGCTATATATCCATCGTCCTTTTCCTCGAAGCTCAGGGCATTATACCACTTCATTGCATCTGTAATGGGCACGGCATAAGCCGAATATGCGCTCATTTCGGTTATGTGCTTTGTAAAGGTATCAAACGCGCCCTTGATAAACAGTCCGTTACTTGCATTTCGCTGAACGCTCTTTGTCGCGCCGATGTTGACAAGCTTGTAAAAGTTAGTTTGCGTCTGAACCGTTCCGTCTTCGGCGTTCATCGTTCGCACGGAGTTTTTGTTGACCTGTATCGGCCAGTAATGCTCTTCGGTAAACTTTCTGTAACCGTACAGTGTCATTGACGCTTTGTTGCCCCAATCAGCCACATTCCCGCTCAAAAAGCCCTGCATTTTCTCTGCAACCTGCTTCTGCTTCGGAGTCAGAGAGTCGATTATCTTTCCAAGGTCTTCCACTGTTATTTGCACGGCCTTTGCATATGTTTCTTCGCCCTTTCCGAACTGTTCCTTGATTCGCGCCTTTGTCTCCTGTCTCGAAGTGTCCAAAGGACGGATTCCGCCGAGCAGAAGATGATCCCGCGCCTGCTCACGCTTTGAGAGATTATACAGTTCCATAATCTGTGATACCGTCAGCGTAAGTTCCCCGCCCTCGACCTTAAAGGTATGCTTCGAGTGCTCCCAGTCCTGTATTTCCTTCTGGCTGACAATCGACTGCATAAATTCGCTCGCATTACCAATCATTTCCACCCGCTCATCGAAACCGGAACGAATGGATTTGAAAACGGTCTCTGCTGCCGGTCCGAGCTGATGGAAGAAGCTGAACGAGTCAAGCATATTTACATTCAGCTGCTTATATCCGAGTTTCACCTTGTCCTTGTAACTTTTGCGCTTGTCCATTTCGCGCACGCTCGCGTCGGCAATTGCCTGAACCGTTCCATATCGGCTGTTTGCAAGCAATTCGTTGGCTCTCGTTATTCCGCCCTTTATCTGCTGCATAACAGTTTCAAGCTCGGCAAGCCCCTGCGCATCCATATCCTTTATGGAACTGCCCTTATACACTTCAAGCAGCGTTGTCATCATCGGCATAAGATCCGGGTCGAGGTCTGCCAGGAACTGCTGATACTGAGGGTCATTTCCCTGCTGCATTTTGCGCAATTCTCCCTGCAGCTCCGACATTGATTTGCGCCACTCAAACGCATCTTTTGACTGACTGTTCCCGTAGACATCAAGAGATACCAGGAACTCTCCGAGAGCCGAACGCAGAGCTTCCGGCACATGCTGAGTCTTGTTCGGATTCTGCAGGAACCTGTTAAGAGTCTTCGCAGTTCTCTCAATGCTCCGTTTGCTCTTTGCCATAGCATCTTTGCGCAGCCATTCGCGGCGATCCTCGAATGTGCGTTGTTCATAGAGCGCCTTTTGCTTTATGAGTTCCTCAGAAAGCTTATGACGCTTAGCAGCTTCCTGTTCCTTGATTTTTTCAACGCGCTTGTCGTATCTGTCGCGGTATTCTTTCTCAATCTTCTGCCGCAGCGTCTTGAGCTCCGGAATGTCGTAATACTCTTCATACAGGCGCATTGCAAGGTCATAGCTCGCCGTATCTATATCCATGCCGAAAGAACCGTCGTAGAACGGATTTTCATAGAACGGTTTTATGGTGTCGAGCGCGCTCACGAGCGTCTGCACCTGCTCAAGCTCGTGCGTGTCCGGTTCAAAGAACTCCGGCCAAAGTTCGGACATCTCGCCCCAAAGAGAATCAAGCGTACTGCCTTCCTCGGAAAGCCTTATCTTTCCGAAGTTCTTCCTTCTGAACTTATCATAGCTCCCGTAATAGTAGGCAATCTCTTTTTTCTGCTGCTCGCTGAGTTTTATTTTCGTGCCCTTGGCATATTCACGCAGCGCACTGTACTGTTCGGACATATCTGTGTTCAGCACTGCGCTTTCCTCAAGCACCGCCTTGGCAACCTCCGCAGTCCTCGCGATAACTTCATCATAAGTTATGCCGTCGTCCATATTGGCAAGTGCTTCAAAGATATTCTTGAGGTTTTGCGTCAGCGTTTCGGCATTATACTTGCTGCTGTATTCCTTGAGCACTTTTTTCGAAAGCCTGCGTATTGCCCGCTCATCAAGCTCTTTTCTGTTTATTCCGAGGCGCCACTCGAGTTCTCGCTTGTATTCGCGCAGAGCTTTGTTCTCCTGCATGAGCTTCTTGTTCTGCTTCTCTATTGCAGAAGTGCTCTTGAGAGAATAACGAATATCAGGATTTCTTCTGTCAAAAAGACCGACATTGTCCGTTGCAGATTTAAGCTGCGTATTTTTGAAGAAGATATAGCTCTTGACATTTTCGCCTTTTCGTCTGCCGTCAAAATCGAGAATTATTCCGTCGTAGCCGCTGTCATTTTCTATAAAATAACCGTTCAGCAGTTCTCGAAGCTCTCCTCGTATAGCTTCGGTATCCTCTTTCCATTGTTCAAGAATATCGTCGAGCTTATCCTCATTTTCAAGGATTTTTTGGGTGACTTCCGCATCATCGGCAACATAAGCTTCATAGTTCTGCTCATAGTATTCGTCGTTGGCCGTTTCTTGAGCATCGTATTTCGACTGGTATTCTTCGTCGAGTTTGTTAAGCTTTTCTGTGAGTCCCTTATACCCGTCTATGTGCTCCGAGTACCATGCTTTCGCTTCTGCACGATCCTTGAAGTGGAGTGGCTTTTTCATGTCACCGTACAATGCCATCTGTTTGTTTCCGCCAACCCCGATATCCGCATCATTGTCCTTTGCAAAAAATCCGTTCGGCGTTTCACTGTCATTGCGTCCGGCAAGCGGATTTGCATTGCTGAACACATTGAACTCAGCCGCAGTTTGATGATAAATTATCCTCGGTGTTCCGTCCTCGTCCACGACCTTGCTTGCAGATTCCGGTTCGTTTTCCCAGTCCCCGAACCACTCCTTAAAAGCTTCACTCTTTGTCTGAGAATCGGATTCATTTGTAGTATCTTTGAGCGAAAACTTTTTTGCATCATTCTGCGCTTTTTCGGATATACTGCTATTGACACTTGGCTCACTTTGTGTTACTCTCGTGTCAGAGGATGCGTGTTGTCTACTGAGTTGCACTTTAAGCGGCTGTTCGGTAAACGCATTCTCATTTTTTAATTCAAACTTTGTTGGTGTGAAATCAACAATATCGTACAGTACCATTTCCTTTCCCGATGTAAAGCCTACAATAACCTTTGCAGAATAATCGTTTTTTCCCACTCTAACAAGCACATCGCCCCTCGCAAACTCGGTAAAATTATCCTTTCTCTGATGCTTTAAATCCTCATTAACGTAATTAGTCGATGCTAATACAATTTCATTAAGATTACTTGATGCCTTGAATTTATCTTTATAAATCACGGCATCTTTTCTTTGGTAGTGTTGAGTGTTTTTTGAATTGGTGTACTCGTTTCTGGTTATCTTGTTCACCTTAATCAGCTTACCCTCAACAGGTATTCCATCAGAAAATTTAGTTCTGATAACATCCTTAACTTTCGCAACCCAGTCAGACTTATCTACACCTTTCAGAATATCATCTGCAATCACAACAACCGACTTATTCTTTGTAGTTTTACCTATGCTGTATTTTTTCTTTTCGTCCGCCATGTCGGTTGTTTTTCCTTGCGATTTGTTCTCCCTCGTCTGCTCCAGCGCAGACTTAAACAGGTCGCTGATGGTTTCAAGTGCCTCCTCATCTCCCTCAAGGGCTCTTATTTCCGGGCTCGTAAGCCCGAGATTTTTAAGAATTTCATTTATGCTCTCGATAAAGCCCTGTATCCAGCTTTGAATCTTCACCGCCAGACTGCGGTTCTCTCCGACAAGCTCCTTTATGGTCTGCTCATCAAACACATCAAACATGCACTCGGCAACGATTTCCGCCTCTATGTCCTCCTGTCCATAACCCTCATAGAGCTTTTCAAGCTCTTTCACTCTGCCCTCATAGTCATAGTTTTCGCTTTCTTTGAGCTTTCCTATGACATATTCGCGCAGCTCGCCTGCGGCCGTTGAGTTCCAGTCCTCGATATAATGATACAGTTCATGTCCGGCGGTTCTGAGATATGCGTTTTCCTCCGCGTCGAGCGCGATTTTTATTCTGCCGGTCTTGGGATCGTACTCACCGTTCGCCATTCCGTCTGCAAGCGTATCGCACACTTCAACGACAAAGCCGTATTTTTTTGCAAGAGCCTCAAGAACATATACCGAGCCCGCCTGCTCCGCGTTGAGTTTTTTTGTATAGTTTCTCAGCAGACCGCCGTTCTTTTCTGCCCTCTTTTCCTCTTTCGCGCTGTAATGCTTCGGCGCATTATTTTTTTCATTAACGCCGGCATAATATGCCTGTCTGAGCTGACTTTCCTCAAGCCCTGCGTATTTGTTTGCATTCGACTGCAAAACGCTGTCAAAGTCCTGCCCGAGCTGACCGGCGCGGCGGAAGTCAAGAAACGCATTCATATATTCGCTTGCCGAATCGCCCTGCTTATATCCTGAAATAAAGGCCCGTGCCGTGTCGGTGCTGTCAAAGCCCTGTGCGACATTGTAAAGAGCTTCGGTCTCGCGGCTGTCAAACCGCACATCGCTCAGCGCAACGCTGTCTCCGTCCTGCGTTCTGACATACATCTGCGCCCGGTTTCCGTCATTTTCAATGCGGTCTATGCCGTTGATTGTTACGCTCTGTCCGTCAATCGTTGCCGAAACAGCGTTGACATAACTTTTCTTTTGTGATATATTGTTATCGGAAGGGGCGAGCGCATGAGGCGTCTTGGGCGTAAGCTGTGGGTCTTCGGACATGTTCAGCACTTGCGAGACCCCTTCTGCTTTTGTTTTATATGCACTAATGATATGCAACGTTTTTGCTTTCGAGTCTGGCACCGCTTCGACAACATAATAATTTCCGTTCACGCGTTTACTATACACTACCGACCTCGACAAATTATTATCGGTATCTCTGTAACGACTATTCAGGGCTTTATTTCCCTCTTTCATTCTTTGAATGTCCATACTATCATAGTTTTCAAGAACATATTCAATTCTTGCCAAGTCGTTAACATTTGACATTGAACGATCCGCTTCTCCGTTTTCGCCGTGCCGTCTTTCAATATGAATAACGGTATCTCCGTCCATATCGCGTTTATACTCACTGGTATCTATACCGGTGAGTTTTTTTATGTCATGGACTTCGCGCTCCGTAACACCTGTAAGCTCTATATGCACTTTATTGGCGGCTTCCTTATTTTTAAAGTTTCTGACTTTATTTACAAAGTCAACAATCTTCGGATTTACCGCCTTTTTATATTCCTGCTTTATGGTCTCTATGTCCTTTTTTGACGACATCTGAGAATTTTCCGTAGTATCTGATGTGTCGTCTCTTATTTCAGCGGCCACATTCTGAGCGTTCTCAGAGCCCCGGAAAAGCCTTTTTTCTGCGCGGGTAAGTTTATCACCCTTAGTCTGTTTCTGCACCACTGCGGACAGTTTGACTGCGTCCTGCGTGTTCTCGCCGAGGCTTTCAAGCCGCTGTGCAATCTGCGTCTGCTCTCCGCCGGAAAAACCGGCAACCGTTTTTTCGGTGATGTTCGTACCCTGGCTTCTGTGGTTGAGGTACCCGAGCCCGGAGCCCACAACGCCGAATCCGGCGCCCATAAGCGCTCCGCCCGCTCCCGCTTCAACGACCTGCAGTGCGAGATCTCCGGCAACCTTTTTCTTCGCTTCCGCCTCGCTTAATCCCTGTTTCTCATATGCAGCTATCATGAGCTTATAATTGGATATGTTGCCGTTTGCTATGGTGTCATAAGCTATGTTTGCTATTTCCGTTGCGGCCTCTTCCGAAAAGTTTACTCCGGTTGATTTGAGTATGTTCATCGCGACATCGCGCATACTTCTCGGGTCAACCTCTTTGAGCTTGTTGAAGTTGCCTATCGAGACTTTTTCAAAGAGACCTTCGAATATGCCGGAAACTGCTCCGCCGATAACCGCCTGGTCATCGTTGCCGCCGCGAGCTTTTATATCACGCATTGTCGAGTTCGCAGCAGAAAGGCCGAGTATTCCTCCGCCGACTGCCTCCGCTACTTTGCTTGCTGTCTTTATCCCCGAACCGAGATTTGCAAGCGAGCCACCCACAAGATTGCCGGCGGCGGCAGAAGCAGCTGAATCAAGCGCGGACATTCCCGTGCCATAAAGGAAGTCAAACGCATCCCAGTTTCCGAGTTTCCAATCGTGTTCATCCATAACCGCGCCGCGTGCCGTATCGCTCAGCTGACTTGCTATTCCGGCGTCCCTGTTATAATCTATCGGCGCATAACTGCCGGTTAGCTTTCTTCCGACCTGCTGACCGGCAGCGTCAAGATAGCCCTTTCCGCTGCTCGTCAGATTCACCGGTACGCTCAGTGCACTGGCAATCACCTGATGGTCTGCACTGAAGTCACGAACCGCATCTTGTACCTGCTCATTCTTGCGGCGGTTATATTCATACGCATAATAGTTTTCAAGCTCATCGGGATTTATGCCCTTTGCTCGAACCTTGTCCTCTATTTCCTTGAGCCTCTGATTATATTCATAGACATTTTTGTTGTTTCCGCTCGTGCCGACCGACTCTTCAAGCTTTATTCTGTCCTTGAGTTCGGGAATAGATTGTATTTCCTTGAGCGTTGCCTCGTCGAACCGGCTGAGTTTTTCGGATATATCCCTGTTGTATAGTTCGTTTTCAAGGGCTGCCTTTTCTTCTTTTCGTGCATTGAAATCTGTCGTTGACTCTTTAGCTTTTTTCCTGCGATTTTCATACTCCTCAAGATCTCCGGTGCGGAGAGCTACACCTGCAGCCAGATTATTTACTATTTTGCTGCCCCATGTTTTAAGTCTTTCCTTCGTAAAATCCTTATCAACTTCTTCAAGGCGAGCTTTTATGTCTGTATCAGTTGCACTGCTGAGAACATCCGGATTGCTAAAATTTGAGTAATAGTTTGATTCATCCTCCAAGCTCTTAGACATTTCTCGCAAAGCACTTGTATATTTTTTATAATCAGACATAAAAGCATTATACTTTTCTTCTCCCAGTCTTTCCTTTTGACTATTGAGATACATTCTCACCTTGTAAGAATTATTAATGCTGTCGTTTATTCTTTTTGCTGAACTTCCGTTGTCCTTTCTCCAGTCATTATAATTATGACGGTTCATTCGGTCATTGGCGGTGTTCAATGCCGAGCGTGATGAAGAAAACCAGTCGTTAACTTCATCCTCGCTCATTTCAATTTCATATTCTCTGTTTACGCGCTTTATTCTTTCGTCAATCGTTTCCGGCTTCCCGTACTCTTGATTAACTCTTGCTATTCTGTTGCTAATGCTTTCCATGATATACTCCTTTAGAATTGAAGTCCGTAATATATCGCAATCGCGTGAATATCCTCGTCACTCAAAGATCTATCCATAGCCATCTGTTTTCGAATATAATCGTCGTATGGCATCATTCCGTGTGTTGCTGGATTATATTCTTCTTCTGTAGGCTGTTTTCCTATGAAAATGCTTGCTTTTGCAACGCCGTTAAGATTTTGTTTTTTAGTTGTGGCAGTTTGTTTTCCTCCGCTCCCGCTCGACGAACCGCTATACCCGCTCCCGCCTGATGAGGACGATGAAGAGGTTGAATAGCTCTGAGCCTTGAGAGAGTCCATATATTTGTCGTGCTCAAACTGCTGCTTTTTGAGATTATAATCCCTTGAGTCCTGCTGCTTGCCGTAGTCAAACTGTTTCTGCCAGTTGCTCTGCGCAAGCGCGTCCTGCTGCTTGCCGTAATCAAACTGCTGCTGCCAGTTGTTCTGTGCAAGCGCATCCTGCTCCTTGCCGTAATCGAACTGTTTCTGCCAATTGCTCTGTGCAAGCGCATCCTGCTCCTTACCGTAGTCGAACTGCTGCTGCCAGTTATTCTGTGCAAGGGCGTCCTGTTCCTTCTGATAATCAAACTGATTCTGCCAATTGCGCTGATTGACATAGTCCTGCATATACTGGCGGTTCTGTTCGCTCTGCCAATTCGACTGCTGCTGCGCGGCATCTGCGCGCCCGGTGTAATATTCAAGCTCATACTGCCACTGGGCAAGCTGATTAAGATAACGGTTGTAATCACTTTCCGAGAGATACTGAGACTGGCTCTGCAGATAATTGAGTGTGTTATAGTAGTCGCTCAGAGTGTCCTGGTACTTTTTGTAATCCGAATCGTCGAGGTTTTGCAGAACCTGCATATGCTGTAACTTGTCGCTTTTGTCGTCGCGATACTTGCCGTATGCCCGGTCATACAGTGACGGAATGACATTGTTTAAATCGTTGAGGCTTGACTGGTATGCCTGATTGCCGGCAGTAGAAGCATAAGAACTGCCGTAACCGCCCGTAAGTGCCGCGGCATTTCCCATCGTGTCCTGCATCGCCATCTTGCCCTGCTGAATATACTGATCCTTATACTGCTGATAGAGCGGATCGGCATTGAAATCATACTGAAAATCCTTTGTGTTTTCATAGTCTTTCAAAAGCCCCTGTATCTGGTCTGCATAGTTGCTCTGATAGTCCCCGGGCTTTGAGTTATAATGAGTCTTCAGTTCCTCTTGGGCACGCTTAACCTCCTCAGATTCCTCGTAGTCTTTAGGTTTGTTGAGCAGTGTTTTTATTGTGCCTATCCCATAACCGAGCTGTTTTGCGGTGTTGAATCCCTGCTTCGCTATTCCGCCGGCAAGAGCTGCCGCATTTCCGCCCTGTGTCACTGCGTATGACAGTTTGTCCTTTGATATGCCTTGCTGCTTTTTCTGCTTTTCAAGGTCTTTTGTAGTATATGCCATTTGTTTTACCTCCTCAGATCAGATAGTTTATGTTCAGCGTGTATGAAGTCAGATTGTATTTATAAGCTTTTGTCTCAAGATTGAAGCACCAGTCAAGCACCACTCTTCCGTCCGGAAATACCGACCACCGAACAAGGTTGGTATCGTTCGCCGCGCAGATTGTAAATATCCTGTACTGCGGGCGCAGATCGTTAGGCAGCATACATATTATTTTTCCGCCCGCCGTTATTCCCTGCACATCTCCGACGATATTGACCGAGTTTCCGAGTCTGCGGCTTCGAGGCGTCAGCCCATTCGCGCCCGGAGTTATTCCTTCCGTCAAGTCCAAGTCTGTCCAGCCCGTATCTTTCAGCGGGAAAGTCTGCTCTCCTGCTTTCAGTCCGTTTCTAAGGAGCAGCAGCATATTAACATCCATCGTGTTGGCAAGCTCCGCCACCTTGCCGAACGCTATGCCTTTACCGCCTTGCAAAAAGTCCATCAGTACGAAGCTCGTCGAAAGCTCGTAAACATATTCCGCGGAAGCGAGGCTGTCGGCCACTTTGAACTTGATTTTATATGATACATTGTCACTGAGATCTCCGAACAGCACTGCTTGCACATTGTTGCTCATGGTAACCTCATCGGACCACGCTGCCATTGTTTCTGTCTTATAGCTTGCTTTGCAAGCCGCTGTATTCTTGCCTGACAACGCCGAGAAGCTATAGTTTACCTTTCCCGCCGCATATGTGCCCTTGTCGTTTTCCGTGCCGTCCTGCGTACATCTGAAGCACGAGACCTCGTTTATCATCGGCCTGTCATATTTTTCAACCGTTATGCTCGCCGTCTTGCTAACCGTTCTGCCTCTGCTGTCCGTCGCTGTGACGGTAAAGGTCAGCGACCCCGAAAGATAGCAGGGGTAGGTATATACTCCGCCGGTCTGATTGGACAGCACCGCTCCGTTCACGGCAAATCGATAGTTCTTTATAGTCGAGCTGTATACCCCTTGTGCGGCTGCGGTAATCCTGCATTTTGAGTAGTCCTGCACATAGATCTCCCACTCACTCGGCACATTGCCGTCTATGCGCTCTATCGATATATCCGGCATTGTAGGCTTAATGCTGTCCGGCACAAGAAATGTAACCGTCCTTGTGTTGGTCTCTACAAGCGTCGTAGGTATCAGGCCGAATCGTTTATATGTCTCCATTTTAAAGGTGCCCGTCCTGCTGGACCCGTTGGTTATTGCATTGGCCCACTCAATGGGGAACGCATATTCCGCCATAACAGAGTTATTGGTTGAAAAGTACCCGCTCTCATAACTGTATTCTCCGCAGATGAAGTACATTTTGTGAGTGTATGAGTTGCCGTCTTTGATATCCTCCATTTCCACCAACAAATTACCCAGACCGTTTATCTTGCTAACTCCAACTGTGATATTCTTCGGATATGTTTTAATAGTTGTTATTGCCATTTCTTATTCCCTCCATATAAAGCTCAGATTGCCGTTACTTCGTGGTGTGAACTCCCAATTGCCTATTCTCAGTCTGTTAAGAACCTCAACATCCGTGACATAAAGGCAGCGGTTGGAGATATAGGCTATCTCCGTGCCGTTCTGCGTGAAGCTTAATTTTTCATTTGTCAACATCGACTTGAACGGGCTGTCTGCTTTACCGAGCTCCATTCCGTCCGCTGTGAAACGAAAATAGGTTCTTATGAGCTCCTGAAATTCTTCAAGCCTGCCGTCAACCTCTGTTGTGTATAGGTAATTCTGGTCGAAATTCAGCTGAATTTCCCTTGAAGTCTGTGTCACATAGGATTCGAGCGTGGCATTGAGCTCGGCAATAGATGCCTTCGCACTCAGTTCCTCGCGCACCGTCGTCATTATGTTGTCGTTGTTCTGCTCTATCTCGGTGTGAAATGTCTGATTTATCTCTTCCGCCTGCGCGATAATTTTATCGTTGAGCTCGTTATAATCAATTTTCCTGCCCGCTTCTAATTGCTCAACGGCGTCGCTCGCCAGCTCCGCCATTGATCGCGTCTGCTCCACCGTTTTCAGATAAACCGGCGAAAAATTGTCTCCGTCGAGATTGTTGAGTATATACCGCAGCTGTTCGTTGAGCTGGTAAAGATAGCTCTGTGTTTTTCGGTCTGAGCCGAGATTGGCAGGCGGATTCAGGTTTAGAGTCGGCATTAGATTTCACTCCCCTGTTCAGTTACCTTGGCGATGCTGTACAAAATAAACTTGCCCCTGCCCCGCATTCGGATTCTCATGTGGTCGCAGCGTCTGACTATAATCGGAATAGTGATTGTGCGATTGTTGACGGCATCGATGTGCAGCACTTCCTCGTAATCGCCCATAGAGTCATACTGCATTTGCACTCTGAACTGCGCCCCGCGTTCGACGCTCAGCCGGAACTGTAACTTCGAAATATATTTGTTGTCCGGGCTCGATACCCCGATAGGTCCGCTCTCGGCCATCCATTCTACCGGCTTTTCGTCATATGTCTGATCTGTCACACTGTATCGCGTTGTGCCGTGCATCGTCCATAGACTGTTTCCGACCGTGAAATACAGTTCCCCGTCCAGCGGCGCGAAAGCATCTATTTTCAGCCCGCTCTCTTTATGCCATATTTTTGTGCGCTCATCGTATGTGAACAGGCTGTATTTGCCGTTTTCGTCCGACATTGACACATAATATTTGTTGTCGATTGCTCCCGCTACAGCGTTTCTGTATGCATTCGCGCCGAAGGACTCCGAAATATTGACCGGAGTTCCGCCGTCATAGGCGCATATGCCGTTTCGGCTCTTGTAGTATAGCGTCTCGTTACATAGAGCAAGGCTCCGTTCGCTGCCGTTCTGGACGCCTCTTATAGACTCGTTCGTCACCTGAAAATTTGAGGGCTTAGAGCCGTAGACCTTGTGCACGCAATCCTCTTTGAAAAAAAGAATATATCCCCGCATTGTAAACGCGCCCGTGAACTTACCGTGCGTTCCGACCGTCACGGCATAACTGTCGCTCGCCAACCCGAGAAAACAATTCCAGTTGAACGGATCGCCTATCTTGCAGCAGTATATCTCGTGCTTGTCGGAAGAACATCCCCAGATGCGGTTTTCGCTTTCGGTCACAAAATCCATGTCCGGCACGGTTCTTTTTACCGTCACCGCTTCCTGCTGACTCGATACTTCATCTATGAATCCGGTCACGATTATGTAATCCTTGCTGACGGCATAGAGTATCATGTTTGTGTTGAACTGTTCGTCTTTGCAGCCGCTTATAGTCACTCCGTCATATTCGGAGAATCCCTCGCCTATTCCGGCCGAAGATATCTTGACGAATGTCGTCGCCACCGCATTCCACATCTTTGTTGCAGCGGCATATATCTTGAGCGTATGCGGCTTTGATGAGGTATCGAGCCAGCTGTCGCCGTTTGCCGGCTCTTCCGGCGCCGTGGCCGAGACTGTCGGATTATAATCCTCTCCGGTAACTCGCGTCAGCGTAAATGACACCGCCGCGGTTGTCGTGAAGGTTTTCTCAAGGCTGCCTACGCCCTCGCTCACTTTCTCAGTGTTTATATACTTTTTATCCGGCCAGATAAGGACATATGCGCCCATGCTCAGCATTTGCTTGCGGCTTTTCTCAACATCACCGCTGACCTGATCGCCGTTATAGAACACCTTGCCGTTATCTACCCAGCACAAGCCGTTGTTCACGCAAAATCCGTCAAGGCGCGTAAAATCGCGTATCTTTTTCCGCTGTCCCCTCGGGGTCAACGCAGGATAGCTGTCCGACGAAAGATTCTCTTCGTCATAAAATTCATTGTCACTTATAACAAGGTCATGATGATATCCTCCGAATGCGCCCATCATTTCCCTGTTTTTGCTCACCGTATTAAGAATCGGCAGTCTCATTGGTGGTTCACCTCGCAAATATTCCGCTCGCCGGAGCCGCGTGCGTTCTGCTGTAATATCCCCAGTAGCCCTCGTATGCCTCGTTGAAAGCCATTGCCGAATTGTTGTATCGGTCGTATTCGGCGTTGAAAAAGTCAATTTTTGACATCAGCCAAAGAACATAAAGGTTGCTGTAAGGCTCCGGCACAAGCAGTTCCGTGTTCGTGTCTGTGTCTTCATTATAGCCCTCAAACGCCGTTGATTTCTCCCCGCTTTTCGCGTCTATCAGTTCTTTTACTATCTTCCCGTCGAGCTCGGCAAGCCATCTTATTTTCTGCTCGTCCGAATACTGATTTGGCTTTAGCTCATCGGTCTGTCTTATTGCTTCGCATATTTTCATATAAACCTCCTGAAAGTAAAAGAGGGCGCAAAATGCGCCCTCCCGGTGTGTTTTTAGTTTTCTTTGATGAACTGCTCGGCCAGTTTCTCAAGGCGCCGCTCCGCCAGCTGCTTCTGTCTGTCGGAATTGCGTATAACCTCTGCGACGCAGGCGGGCACTTCAACTTCTACGCCGCGCTGGATCTGAAAATTCCTGCCGTTGACCGAAACAAACAGATCATCTTTATAAGCGCTGTCGTCCTTAAAGAGAAAGATTTTCTCCGTGGGTTCTTTCTGCTCCTCGGGCGCAGCAGCCTCTTCGGTGGTTGTGGTCTCTTCGGGGGTTGTGGTCTCTTCGGGGGTTGTGGTCTCTTCGGGGGTTGCGCCCTCCTCGGGTACAGCAGCCTCTTTGAGGTTTACGTCCTCCTCGGGAGTTACAGTTTTTGTTCTTGCCATAAATATCTCCTTTCGGGCTCAGAGAGCAAAATGCCCTCTGAGCTTTTATCAGTTAGCTTTCGCAGTGGCCGAATATGCGGAGCAAGACTCTATTCGCACCATGTACTCCTCAACCAGGCGTTTTGCAACCTCGGTTGCTTTCCAGCCGCAGGACGAACGCTGATTGAGCGGATCGTCGCCGTAGCCGAGCTGTTTGACGATATGCTGCAGGCCGCCGCCCTCAATCTCCGTCAGACCGTAAGCATGAGCGCCGAGTATAATCGTGGCAAAAACCGCCAGGCCGGACGGGCAGCCGGTGCCGGTCCATATCTTTGCCTCCGTGGACTTGACGAATCTGACATTGCCGATCTTGCCGATTTCCCCGTTGTAGATATCGTCGGGCTTAGCGTACTTATGTACATCAATCCACTCCTCGCAGCGCATAAGGTCGTATGCTGCATACGGATGGATAATACCCACGAACGAATCCCCGATCGGGTCTGCATTCATGCTCTCCAGCTGAGCCGCCGCACGGAATATGAGGTCAACATTGATTTTTGCAGTCGCATCGAGTCCCGCTCTGCTCGTTACTGCTGTTTCCGCGCCGCTTGCAACCTTGGGCGCGTAAATAACGCTTGTGCCGCCGGCAAGCTCCTCTCTTATGACGGTATCGAGAGTGCGTCCTGCCTGCGAGCCGAGAAGCTTCGTTGCCTGCAGAACATTGTTGTCGATAGCCGTCATGTCGAGCATATCCGAAAGCTGTATCCAGCCGCCGTACTGTTTGACAGTAGCGGTGATTGTGCTCACATTAAGCGCCTGTCCATCGGGCGTGACGCCTTCCGTCAGTGCCGTGGTAGCTTTTGCAAGCGGCGAATACTTACGCATTTCGATAGTCTTGCCGGAGCCCTTGGGAATGGGATACTTGTCTCCGAACTGGTTGTGTACGAGCTTAGGCTCTGCGTTGTCAAGCAGCCTCTTCTCGTAGTAGGTTTTCATCTCGGCGGACAGATTGTTGCCGCTTGCCGCCGAAGTAGTTGCGTTTACGACCGTAGCAAAAAGCTGCAGGTCGAATATGACATAATTGTTCATTTTCTTTATCTCCTTTTCTTAGTGCAAGGAGATCAGAAAGTAATTCTTTCTCCCCTTGCCACTCTGCGTTCGATTTCTTCTCGCTGAGCCTTTGTCAGTTTGTTAACATCCGTCTGGGAATTAACTGCACCTTGTGAAGTTACACCGTTTTCAACCGGTCTTTTGCTGTTTGCCGCAACAGAATCGGCGACTCGCTTTGCCGCCGTCTGCGCCGCGTACTGCATCGCGCCCCCGAGTATCTCATCTCGGTGAATGACTTCATAAGCCGTTCTGACGTCGACATTATTCCTGAGCAGGCTGAAGAACTGAGGATCTTCTATCTCCGTGTCGAGATTGAAATTCGGATAGATTTCTTTGAGACTTTCCGCCTGGTTCTTCCAGTTGGTGATGTCTCGGTTTATCCTGTCCTGCTCATCGCGACGAGACTCGTTCCGTCTGAGCTGAAGAACCTCGCGTTCGAGCTTTTTCATCTCCTTGAGCTGTTCGACCGTTATGCCCTTTTCCATAGCCTCTTCTCTGTATGATTCATCATCATTTTCCAAAGCTCTGACTATGCCGTCAATGTCGTCCGCTTTTATCCCGTACTTCTGCGCGAGAATCTCAAAGACCGGCGTACTCTTCTGCAGCTGCTCCTGAAGTGTGCGTGTTTCCTTGAATCTGCCGTTGATAATGTTCTGCACTCGGCGGCTGAACGCGTCCTTGTAATCGCCTTTTATCAGCTTTTCAAACTCCGCGTCCTGATTTTCGACCGTCGATGCCGTAACATTGATCTCGCTTTCCGGCTGTGCAGCGGCGTCCTGCGTTTCAATCGCCCGTGTCTGCTCCCCGGCGTCGGAAGCCGTGGCGGCCGTTGCCGCCGATACGCCCGCTCCGTCTCCTCCGCCCTCGCCGAACAGCGTGAGCGAAAAAGCCTTTGTTGTGTCTGTGAACATAAAAATTAACCTCCATCGTCTTTCCGAAGTGTCTTTGTGATTATATTATAGCGGTTTAATTTTCGATTTTCTCCCCGCCTTCGACTGTAACAATTACATTTTTCGGATAGTTGTCTGCGATAAGCTTTGCGCCCGTGCAGAAAAAATTATAAATTCCTTTTGCCTTTGCTTTGGTATGTTTGTATGCTTTAATCGCCAGCAGAAGCGTTCCGTTGCTCTTTTCAGCGGTAAATGTTTCGAGTTCTCCGGCAGCTTCCATTTTTGCATACATCATTGCGGCGGTCTGGCCGAGTGTCGAAATGCCGGCACAGACTATGTCCTGCCCGCTCGGCGCATATCCCGAATGTCCCGAAATGCTTATTTTCATTTCTCTGCCCGCTCGGCGAACTTTTATTGTTGTCATAACATTACCTCGGTTCCGCAGCCGAAGCCGCTTTTTCTCTCGCATTCTCGGCCGTTGCGTGTTCGTCTGCGCGCGTCTCGCCGAGCGCATTGCTTTCAAGTTCTCCGCCTCCTGCCCCTGCATTTGCCATAGGCACACCGCCGGAAAACGCAGATACCATCTGACTGCCTATCGTTGTTCCGTTTTGTGCGTCAACTATCTGCGCCATCTGCATGAGCTGCTGCTGCATGGTCTTGAGCTGTTCATACAGCGTACCGTTCTGCGATATTTTCCGCACGACGGAGTCCTTGCCCTCGAAGTCCATCATGTCGATACAGGCGAGCGCCTGATCCGTCATTTCCGGATTGAAGAATCCGCTGTTATAGAACTGCAGTGCCAACTCGTTGTGTGAGAGCCTTGAGAACGGGTTGTTCCGCTGCGCTCTGACTTTGATATCAAATATCGGCATTCGCCCGCTCATATCAATGCCGAACTCTGTGCGCTCGCCCTCGGGCTGTATGGCGCGGTTGTCGTAGCTCACAAACTCCTGTTCACCGCTTTTCCCCGTTATACGAAAGCTGCGCGGTGCATCGTAAAACTGCCTTATCAGCTCGATGCACAGATAGAGCACTTCCTCATAGCTGTCATATGAGGTCTGAATCATATCTCTCGACAGCTTGCTGCCTGCCTCCTGCAGCGCCGCTATCGCCGAAGCGGCGGTAACTCCGCTCGTGGTGCTTCCCTGTGAAAAATCGCGGTTTCCGCTCGTTTCCTTGAGTTCGTCTATTTTGTTCGTGCGCAGCGCCACATAAATATCATTGAGCGGCGTCATAGTTATTTCTTTTATGCTGTCCTCCCCGAGTCTGCCGTCTACATGCACAAAAGGACTCGAGACGTCAAGAAATTCTTTCTCATTGATTTTCCCGCTCGCAGCATTGATGAAGAAACGGCGGCGAGAGGCGGCAACGGCCGACTGCATAAACGCCTGGTCATATTTGTCTATCTGCATCTGCGGGTCTTTCATTATGTCCAAATAGCCAAAGCCCACAAGCGAGCCTTCCTCCGGGAAGAGAGTATCAAACACGAACGGATATTTGCCGTGATTATAAAACCCGCTCTCGGCATACTGAGGATCGTTTTCGGAGGCAAAGAGCACTTCACCGTTGCAGAATTTGCAGTAATGCAGCACTGTTCTGCTGCCAACCAATCTCTTATAGTACCAGTCAACCACAACGCTCTTTTCCGATGTGTCTATGTTGTCGTCATAGATATACTGGCTTGTTTCTATCGTCTTGCCGCCGAGCTTACCTTTCAGCTGCGGATATTCCTGCGAGAGCACATCGTTGTCGCGCAGGCACACATGGAAGATGTTCCGGCTGTCCTGTATGTTCTCTATGCCGGGCTCCCAGAAGAGATTCAGCAGGTCGATTTTCTTTATCTCGATGTCGCCCAAGCCGTTGTACTTCTGCGGATTCCAGAACACACCCTCGCAGGCTGAACCCTGCTTGAGCTTGTACCACCATTTAGCGGAGTATGTCTTTTTGTAACCGTTCTGCTCGATGATAACGGGCAGGATTTCTGAGAGCTGTTCTGCGGAAGCATTGTCGCTCTGCTCTCGCGGCAGTACGGAAGCCGACGGATAGTTGTCCATAGCGTCCGCGTGCTTATTTGCCAGGGAATTAAACAGCCAAGCCGAAGTGGGCTCGGGCTCTTTGTTCGCGCCTTTCGCCTGGTTTTTTCTGATAGTCTCCCAGTGTCGGAGCTTCCACCACTGCTCGTTCTCGATTATCCTGTTCTCGAGATTCGCCTTGCCGTCTTTGTATTTTCGCAAGGTTTCTTCCGCTAAAGCAACCGTTTCCTGCGTTATCGGTCCCTGCTCTGACCCGCTCCCTGGCTCATACTTCACCGTATCGCTGCCGTTTACAATTTTCACTTGTCCATCCTCTCGCACGGAATTTCCAAGCTCTTGCCGCAAAGTCTCCGTTCGTGCGGCAATATCCCGCTCCGGATCCCTTGCGGTCTGCTCCTGCGGCTGTTGGTCTCTGACTTCCGCTCTGCGGCGTTTGATATCTTCTATCGGGTCTCTTTTCTTTGCCATTGTTTTGCCTCCTATAATCTGTAAAAGCTGTATTTGTCCGGCTTTTCCCTGAGTTCAAGGGGATCATCCGGCATTTTTTCCGGCGCTTTGCGCGGTTCCGGGCTTATCGGATTTTCCATGAGCACATATCGGCACTCGTCGTAGATATGATCCTCCTGCGATGTGTCGATATCCTCAACATATTTCTCGTCATAGACGATATCGGGAATAGTGCGGATAAAGTGTCTGCAGGTCGAGAATACCTGAAACTTCGGGTTGCCCTCCGAATCGAACGCCAGGCGGTAATGATACTGCATCTTTCCGGCAATTCTCGTGTTGTCACCCGGCGAAAAAACAACAAAGTTTGGGGCTTTCTCCATCATTCGTGCTACACTTTCGCCGCGGCTCTCGTCAAAAATTGACGGGTCGGCAATACCGATGATGTTCTTACCCTTGAGATTTCTGTCCTCGTTTTCAATGCGCCGAATCTCTGCTGCAATCGTGACCGGGTCTTGCCGCACTCCCTCGTTCGGCGTGCCCGTGCAGCCGTACAGTTCCGCTATGCGGTATATCTTGCCGTGCGTGTCCACTGCATACCAGCCCACGGAATACGGTTTTGTGTAGCCGAAGTCAAAGCCTCTGTAAATCTGCCAGTATTCCGGGATTTTGAACGGCTCAACGACATGCGTCCACCGTTGGTCTTTGTAGTGCTCGGGATCGTTGCGCCACTCTGTGAACACCTGCCCTGAAAAGCTGTCCCAATCACCATACAACAGCGCTTTTCTCTCCGCTTCCGGCATGGCCGCAAGCTTCATGATGTATTCCGGGTCGTTATGTAAAAGCTCCTGATTGTCAAAAACCGTTGCCGGGACAAAAATCCGTTTCCTGCTGCCCTCAATTATCTGCCCTGACGGTGTCACGACATTGAAAGTCTCCGTGATAGGTGTCATTGGTGGCGCCTCAGTAACAAACCGAGACTTCACCCACCCGTGACCTATGCCGCCGGGGTTGGTTGTTGCCCGCATATATACCCTCGTGCCGGGTCCTCCCGGGCGGTTTCGTGAGAACATATAGCTGTATTCGTCCCATGTGAAATGCGTAAGCTCGTCAAATGCTATGAAATCATAGTGTTTGCCCTGGTATTTCAGCCTGTCCTTCGTGTATTGCATTGAGCCGAAATAAATCATCGCCCCGCTCGGAAAGCTCCATCTGTGTTTGCTGTCGTTATATCTTGCTCCGCGTATCGCCCGCGGGTAAAGCATTTCAGACCGTTCCACAAGCTCCGACAGCTGCGGATATGTTTTTCGCAGTATCAGTCCGCGGTAATACGGGATATGCACCTGCCGCAGGGCTTCTATCAACAGTGCGTCACTCTTCCCTCCGCCCGCCGCTCCGCCGTACAGCACCTCATACTCCGGGCGCTCCATAAACTTCTTCTGTTTCTCCTGCGGTTCCCAGATTTTCATTCTTCTGCAGCCTCCTCAAGCACTGCCGGTATCTCGATAATGCCGTATTCTTCATCATCCGTCGGTATACCTGCGGCCGCCTTTGCTTTTTCGATTTCAACCCGCTCCCGAGCGTTCTTCATATTCGCACGCTCAACGGTGTTCGGCTTGCCGTAAACATCGCGCAGTATCTCCATCAGATCCTTCATTGCAGCGGTCATTTGCCGCAGATATTTCGTGTCGAGTTTTTGCAGGCAGTATTCCTCGACTTCCGCCTCGTCTTCATCGTCTTCGCTCGGCACAATTTTGACGATAGTCTGCCTGACTGTCGCCGTATCGTTCAAAGAATCATTTATAAGGCGAATTAATTTGTCCGCACAATCGCCGATTTTCGCCAGCTCACAGGCTTTTTTTCGGCTTATTTTCTCCATTGTTTTCTTTTCAACTTTTTTTCTGAATTTTTTCCGAAGCCCGCTCCACCCCTCCGAAGCGCACCTTTTTCCAAGCGACGAGACCGATACTCCGTACTTTTCCGCGAGCTCGCGCTGGCTTATATTCGTCGATATGTATTCCTGCTTGATGGCATCCCAGTCCACTCCCGGAAGCCTCCTTTCTGTTTATAATTTTATCAATTTGGATTTCGTTTTTCTCCCCGCCGTTTATCGGGATATAAAACTGCCCGGCAAAGAATCACCTTGCCGGGGATTTATTCATATTTGTCGTTTATCAGTTTTTTCAATGGGCAATCGCAGCGGTAAAGGTAGCAGTTGTTATGCAGCCACTCCTTCCGCTGTTTCGCGTCCTCGAATACGAGTATAACTTTTCCTTTTTCCGTCAATCCTTCGCAGGATATTGTAAACTTGGTGTCAGACAGGTAAAACGGGCAGACAACAAGAGCTCCTGCGGCAGTGTTAGCCATTAGCCCGCTCTCCTTTTTCTGTTTTTCCGTCCGCCGTAAAGAATGTAGTCACTGTCACCCCGGAACATCCTTATCTCCATGTGATAGCAGCTGTCCCAGTCGCAGTATGTCGGGATAACCTCCGCCACGACATAGCCGGGATAAAGCTGTTCGAAAAGCTGTCTGTGCTCGCAGTCTGCTACAAGCTCGTCCAACTTCTTGCGGCTGATGTGGCTGTCGTTTCTGCGCGGCTGCGGATCCACAAGATTTTTAGACCTTGTCCAACGCTTATGCATAATAGGGTCTTTGATTATGTATTTTCCCATGTCGGCTATGCCGATTTCGAGGAATTGCAGACGCTTTGTGTTCGCTCTGCCGAGTCCCCACGCCTTTTCTATCTCGTCTCTGTCAACTCCGCCGCTCATCACGATATGATGATGCACGTTCCCGCTCTTTTCGCCGAACTCAATGACGGATATGTATTTCACTTCGCCCGCTCCTGCTTTTTTATAGAGCCTCTTTACCCTACGCAAAAAATTCTGAAAGTTGCGCTGCGCCTCTTCCGGTGTCTTAGGTCTCGTATCGTCGGCATAGTCAAGACCTATCGCGAGATCGCGATCCGTGAAGTTCGCATGCAGCAGCTGAACAAGCTTACGCTCAGCATACTTTGCGTTCAAAAGCTTCTGTGTCTCGCTCGATTCTCTGAATCTCTTTCCCCTGCTCTTTATTTTGGCCTGCGGCTGCTCCGTCACGGGGTATAAATATATTTCAAGAAAGTCCTTGCAGTAAAATTTTGTTTCTCTGATTTTCGTGCGCATTTTTTCTATTTTTTTCTTGGTCGGTTTGATAATACAGCATACAAGCCAGTGAAGCGCCATTACGGACGCCTCTCCTTTTCCCCGGCGCGGGGTCTGACTTGTTTATTTCTCCATAGATTCGCACCAACACATGGTGCACATGTCTCCGGTCATACTCAGGCATCTTGTGCCATAAACTTCCATTCTGCACACCTCCGGAAGTCCGTCATCACCTATACGCGCATTCGGAAATTTTTCCAAAAAATCTTGTGCGTAAGTTTTTTTCGGATGCTTGTCGCTCCACTTTTGGAGTCTTGAAATGGCACTTTTTATTATCTCTGAATTGCGCTCGCATTGCGGGCATATCTGCCGCCCTTCGGGGACTATCTCACCGCAGCAAACACATCTGTCAACGTCAGACAT